TCAGCAGCCGCCGTAGTTTTTGTTACCGCTGGACGTTATGGTGTATGTGCCGCCCCTCGGTCCTGTGTAGCAGCCGCTGGATGCGCGGCGCGATGTATGGCTGCGATAGGTTGTTGCCTTGACCCTATGGCTCTTTGCCACTCGTGCGATTGTCTTACCCCACTCACAGGCCAGACCATCGCCATCGCCATCTAGGTTTGAGGCGTCGGAAAGCGGGCCACCAGAAGCGAGGAAGTAACGCTGCGCCTGTGCTGAACTCGCAAAGTCAGAACAAGACTTGCCGCCGCCAGCAACTGGACTGCCCGCTGCGCCTGACCGGGAATAGAGCTTGCGACCAAGGGCGCTAGCTGTGCGCTGCCCAAGGTATGCCGAACCGCTGGCAGACTGACCGCGCCCACCAAGTTCAGCCTCAACATACGCAAGTTGAAGCGGTGATCGTGAAGCCGCCTGCGCGCTCCACAGTGCGCTAGTGCTCATAGACGTGAAATATGCCGGATCTTGCGTCGCTGTCGGTGTCGTGCCACAGGCGGCAAGCCCGAACAAGATTGAAATGGTGTAGAAAAGACGGTTCATATAGCGATTCCCCCAAATGTGACCGGAGGTTGCGCTTTACCTAGGTGAAAGTCCACGAAGTTGAAAAGCCCGCCACGGCGCTGAACCGGGCGGGCTTTGAAAGTTTTGTTGTGATAGCTATTTAGCCGCAACGCTCACTTGGTTCACTGGCCCGTCCATGACGACAATGACAGGTTGCGGAAAATCGCTGATATGGGCAGCCATGAGCGACCCGGTTGGCGTGTTAAAGTATTCGACAAGGTAGAAATCTTCATCGTCCTTCAATTCCTCCGCGCCGGATGGACGCTTCCACACGTCATCGTCAGGCCGGCCAAACTTGTCGTGAAGGAAGTCATCAAACTCTTTCCGCCCCATCTGCGGCAGAACGACAGGGTTGGTGAACTGTGCGCGCACCAGAGCGATTGCCCGATTGTTCTTATTCATAGCGTCGTCTTTCATCTTGTAATCTCCGAGTGATTTCAGGTTTCGAATAGCGTCGTTATTCGCCTATAGCGTTCTGATGATGGGAATGACGCCAAAAGGACAAAATCTCGTATTCTGTGTAAAAATGGGAATTATCTTCCAAGACTTACAAACTGGCACCCTTACGCGGCCAGATCAGCCCTGCACCGCTCCGGCATGATGTCAGCATCGGCCAGCACCTCCACCAGCACGTCATGCAGGTCTGTGCCGGTAGTGGTGGCGGCGCGCATATAGGCTTCGGCCAGATCGGCCACCAGTTTGGCGTATTCGTTATCAGCGATGAAGTGCATGGTCGGCTCCTACGGTTGCGATGCCCGGATTCTAAGCTGATCAGGCGATCCAACGCAAGGAAAATATTTTTGTAAGTATTTGATAAGTAACGACTTACTTTCTTCCCGGTCACTATTCGCCAAGATCAATGTCGGCCAAAATGAGTGTAACTTCAGCAGCTTTCGCCATTTTGGCGTTTGCCTTTTCGAGTGTCACCTTATCGCGGCGGCGTTGTTGGCGCGCTGCATCCAGCGCCCGTTTATCTGCGTCGGATCTGTCGCGCAGATACGGTCGCACCGACTGGCCTGTTTCCGCCAGCTTCGCAGCCGCGTAGTCTTCGCGCTCTTGGGCGCGCTGGCGTTTCCGCCTTTCGGCGCTGGCAAAATTCAGAATGCCGATTTGCCGTGGAGTGCAGCTTGCCAACCACGCTTGATAGGCGTCGGCATGTTTCTCAGCGTCCGAAAAGTCCGAAAGGGTCGGGCTAGTTGCCCCCATCATTCCGGCGTAACAAGCGACAGCCGCATCTGCTTTTCGATTCTTGGTTTTCATCCACCTTGCAAGGAAAGCTGCCAAGGAAGCGTCTGATTGCCCCGGCTGCACTTGTTCCTGACCGGGGAACCAATTTGGCCCGCGCGGAACATCAAGATCCGCTATAGCGTCAAGTTCCTCGGCTGTGAGTTGTCGCGCCTGCATTTCTACGGTATAGTGGTTTCGCATTGATACTGTCCTACAAGGGTGAAGCGTTCCCGCGCTTCACCCTTGATCATTTGAGGGTGATCAGGCGGCAGTCGATTCAATAAGGTCGGCCAAGTCCAGCGCAAGGGCGGGCGAGAAAGATTTCATCGTCTTGCCGATCCGAACATTTATCCCGGTCCCTCGCTTCGAAACCGCCAGCGGGCGCAGGCCGAAGTCATGCTCCGGCGTCACCAAATCCACGGCGGCATTCAGCGCTTTGCGCGTGGTGCTGTCTTTCGGCATGGCACGGATCCGGAGTTGCTCCACAACAAAGGCGGCTTCATCAGGCGTCATTTCAAGGGCGTCGTCATTGTCGAAGCCAAACAAGATTGCACCATTAAAGCGCGACAGGTTCACCCCGGCGATGGTCGCAGGGATTACCCCGGCGTTGATTTGTTCCTTGATCATGCGCCCAATCACGTCAGCCACGGGCAAGCACCAGACCATGCTCAGGGCCTTGAGTTGCTCCACCCGCGCCGGTGGCAGGCTGATGATCCCTTGGCGGGCCGGTTTCAAAGTGTCAGTCGTCATCATCGGGGAACCTTTCACGTTCATTAAAAATAAGCTTAGTGAAATTTCACTAGACTGTCAACCGACGTTTCAGAATTTCCATCCGGCGTAGGCGGCACACTGGCCCGGTGTCCGCGCAGCTTTCATTCCATCCGGGATAGATCAGGGTTAGCCGCGCCCGGTATGGGATGAAAAAGCGTCACGATTTTCCAGCTCTTCTCTTCTCTTTCTTTCTTCTCTTCTTAATAGTAGGGAAAATCGTGACGCACCGGCTGCGAAGAATGTCACGATTTCCTCTAATAAGGGAAAAGCGTGACGATTTGCGTTACCCACGCTCCGGCTGTGGAAATCGTCCGACATCCCCTAATAGGGGAAAATCGTGACGATTCGTCTCAGTTAGCTCCGGCTGCGGTGATCATCCGACTTTTCTCTTATAAGGGAAAAGCGTGACGCATCCGCGAAACAGCTTCTCAGGCTTGCCGCCCAAACATGCCGCCGGATCTGGATTGCTTGCGGAACTCGTCTTGAATCAAGCCGCTCAGCTCGGTTCGCAGCGTCTTGCCGACCTGTGCCGCCAGATCAGCGTTTTGTTCCTGCGTGCCGCCGGTCGCGTTCACCGTGACGGGTGCGCTGATCGTGATCACCGGCCCGGATACCGCGCCAGACTCCATAGCAAGGGCGCTGGTGGCCCGTGCCACCCTGCCCGAGTCACCGACAAGGCCGCCGCTTGCATAGCCCTTGCGGGCGCTCTGGTGGAGTCTGTCGAGGTTGCCCGCCCCGAGGGTCTTCACAGTCTCGGCGCTGAAAACATATTCACCGCGATGCACTACCCCGGCGGGTTCATTCTTGGATCCATCACCAGTGTAACCGCCGGACGCGAAGCCCAATAGCCCGCCGAGCATCGACAGAAACCCGCCGGATTTGGCTCCGCTGAAAATACCCGCAATGCCTTTTTGCAACTGCGCTTTTAGAATTTCGATCAAAAGCTGTTTCAGGGCTTCACCGGCGGTCATCGCGCCAGTCGCCACTCCCATGAAAAGATCCGTGAGGGTCTGCGCGCCCTTCTCACCGGTTTCCTGAACCCGCTGAAGTTTCTGTGCGGCTTTTTCGGCGTTCAAGCCAGCGGTAACGTGGGCCTGCGCCAGCCGCTCAATGTCGGCCGTCAGTTCGGGCGTGATCGTCTTACCCGCCTTGATAGCCTCGTTTAGCAGATCAGCTTTGATTTTGGCGAACTCGACTGCATCGCCATACTCTTTTCCCGCCGCCGCGGTTGCGACAAACACCAGCGATTCACGCTCTAACGCCGCGGTTTCTTCGCGGATCGAAGCAAGGGCAGCAGCGAAGCCATCGGTAGAACGGCCACCAGCACCACCGCCACCTGTTGCTTTAGGCATATCCGGCACGCCGAAGTCAGGATCATTGGGCGCGCGTTTTGGCCGCTGGCTAGTGCCGGGTGCCAAAGGGCTGACCGGTTCGGGCGGCAGCAGATCGGCGCCACCAGTGGCGAGGGGCGTGCCGGTATCCATCATGGCAAGATTGGCGATCTCGTCACGGGCGGCAGCAGCAGCACCGGGCAAGAGCCGGATCCAGTCAAGCAGACTGGAAACCTGCCCTATCACCCCGGCCAATCGCGCCTGATCAAGATCTGACATGGCGGTGATCGTGTTCTGCGCTTCGGTGACAATTTCGCGCAACTGCTCCGCATACTGTTCGCCGGTGATTTCGCCTTTTTCAAATGCGTTGGCTGCATCGCCAATCCGGGTCGCAAGGCCAGTCAGGGCGGTTGCACCAGCCTCATTGCCAACGCCGCGCAGCATTGAACTTGCTTCCGACAACGCGGGCACCAGCAAGCGGGCTTCGGTCGCCAAATCGGAGTATTCGATCTTTAGCGCTTCGACTTGTGCTAGGGCATCTTGCGGCACCTCGGGCAGCTTGCCCAAGGCATCGGCTGTTCCGGATCCAAACAAGCGGCCCGTATCCACCGGGTCAAATTTCAGCCTCTCTTGCTCACCTTCGATAAAACCGAAAAACTCAGCGGCACCGACAACGCCATTGCGCCACATTGATTGCAGCCGGGTTTCGACTTCGCGGAACTTGGTATCCAGTTCCGCCGCCTTTGCGACCATATCGCTATCCATGACAGCGCCAAGTTCGCGCGCTCGGGCGATCTGTGCAGAAATACCAGCCGCGCCCTTGTCGAGTAACTGCACAAATTGTTCGCCACCGGTGCCACCGAAAAGTTCATCGCTGATCCTGATCTGTGCGGCTTTATCCAAACTTTCCAACCGCCCGATAATTTCAAGCATCAAGGCGCTCGGGTCTTTGAGTTTGGTTTTCAGTTCCTCGGCACTGAACCCAAGCCTCTTAAACGCTTCGGCTGCGCTACCAGTGCCGGTGATAACAAATTCATCGGCGCGCAATGAAAGCTCTTTGAAGCCATCTGTCAGGGCATCAATCCCAATGCGGTTTTGATCCGCAACGAATTTCCATTCTTGGAAGGCTTCCACCTCCATACCGGCGCGCTTTGCTTCGTCGCCAAGATCGGCAATGGCGCGAACCTGATTGCGCACAGCCGCCACAGCCCCGGCCACACCGATACCAGCCACGGTTCCGGCCAATCCCGCCAGCTTCGGCATGGCGAGCGTTTTGAAAGCGGCACCGACACGCCCGCCTAAACCTTCATAGGTCTGCGCGATCTTATCGACACTCTGCTTTGCTTTCGCCTCCATCTGTTTTGAGGCTTTCGCCTGAATCGAGTTGGCGCGGGCAAAGTCGCGTTGAAGCTGTTTGGTCTGGGCTTCAAGCTTGATGATCAAGCCCATCATATCTACGTCGGACATACTCTTTACTCCTTAAAACACTGTAAGCCCCAACACCTCGGGGTCGTCATAGCGCGATTTCTTGTTATGGGCGGTGACTGCCCGTGAAACTGCCATTGCGGATGCAACGGCGGCGTCGATACGGCCCGTGCTTCGCGCCTTGTGCATCCTGATCAGCCCGGATTGCGGGTTGTTTGATACGGCCACGTTGTCGAAGTGCTGGCGCAACACCGGGTCGCCATTGTGGCGGATGACTTCACCGTTCACCGCGCGCACAAGGTTGCCGGTGGCCTCGGACATGATCAGCGCGCTTTGCGGATGGGTGAATACTGGCAAGCCAGCATCGGTCAGGTTCTGCGACAGCACCCTTGCAAGCGCCGGGTCCACAGCGATCTCTTGCACGTCATAGGTGGCGCACAATTCGCGGATATGGTCTTCGACTTGCTTCTGATCAATCACACCGCCGGTGCAAAGCTGGATCAAGTTCTGATCGGCCCATTGCTGATAGGGTGCGCGGTCGCGGTGCGCTCTGGTTTCCAGATCGGCAGTCGGCACAAAGCAGGTATTGCGCAACGTGATTTGGCCGTCACCATGCCGAAAGGCGATAGCTACGGCGGTAAGGTCGCCAGTTTGCGACAGATCCACACCGATGTAAGCGGGCAGCCCTTCAAGGTCGGTTTCGTCATCGTCAAGCTTGCGGGCATCGTAACTCGCCAGATCAAACAATGGATCACGGGAATTTCCGTGCCACTTGTTCAGGTGATATTGCTGGAAACCATAGGCCGCCGAAGGCATGTTGCGCGCCCGGTTCACTTTATTCCGAAGGTCTTTCAGATCTTGGAAGCCATCTTTCAGGCCGGGGTTGCAGCGGTGCCATACCTCTTCATCGGTCCAGTTGTCACCGTCTTGCAGTTCAAACAAGATCGGCAGCACCGAAGGATCTTGCACTTTGCCAAGCGCCACATCGCGGGCATAGGCGTATTGATCAGCCGCGAAACCATCCGCACCCCGGCCCGCCGTTGTCGCGGTGACGATCAGCCCGTTTCGACTTTTCGACACGCCGGATTCCAGCACCTCCCACATTTCTTGACCGGCGGCTTCTTTCCAAGCGTGGATCTCGTCGCACAGCGCGAAGGTCGGGGTTCCGCCGTTCTGGCGCGCACCATCTGAAGAAACCACTTCAAGTTTGCTTTCAAAGCCCTTGATATGGCTTTCGATTTCTTTCGCAGCATTGCGTTGATCTGTAATCTTCGTCACCGCGCCGATGCGCGGATCTAGCTTGACGATATTGGTCGCCTCTTTGAAGGCAATGCTGGCCTGCTTTTTATCGCAGGCCGCGAACACCAGTTCACCACCTGGCACCTTTTCCGGCCCGATCAGGTGAAGAACAGACAGCGCAGCGGCTAAGCTGGTCTTGCGGTTGCCCCTCGGGATGAAGAAGAACACGCGGCGCACAACGCGGTCGCCATCGGCGTCGCGCGGCCCATATATCGCGCGCACAATGCGCTCTTGCCAAGGATAGAGGGTAAGCGCCCGCCCCGGCCTATCACTCTTGATATGGCGCAGGGCGCGCAGGAATTGCACCGCGCGCTCGCCATGCCCGAGGGGGTCAGGGATAGGGCTGGCGTCAAAGATCCACGCCGGAAAAGTCGAAGCCGCGCCCAAGATCAGATATCCAGCGGGTTCGGTGACGTGTCGCCATCGCCGGGTAAAAGTTCGAGTCCTTTCATCCGCACTCGACTGACAGGATCAAGCCCGAGCGTGGCTGCAAGCTGTCGCGCGGTCTGCGCGGCCCGGTTCTGCACCCCGAACAGCTTCACGTCCACCACGCCACCGGCAAGCTGGCGTTCGGTTTCGATCTGGCGCACCAGCCCCGCCATGCAGCAATAGGTTTCAACCTGCGCCATGTCGGCGGTGCAGATCACTTGGCGCGCCACCAGCACCGGCAGAACCCGCTTCCACTCGGCCACGGCATAGGTGCTAAAATAGGACGGCTGGCGCGGAACCTTGATAAGCGGTTCCTGATCGGCGGCGATCTTGGGCTTTACCCCGCGAAGGTGTTTACTCATGCCGCGACCGCCCGCAGTTCAAGCCCCTGCCTGCGCCCGATCTCGGCCATAGCGACGATATTCCACGCCTTGCCGCCGTGCATAATACGATCAGATACCGACACACCGGGCAGCCACCTGATCACAAACACCGCGTTATTCGACACGCCTTCGCCGAAGGTAGTCAGAAACTCGGACACACCAGCTTGCCGAAGCTCTGCGCGCCCGGTGGCATACGTTGTCCAGATCTGTTGAACCTTTCGCCCCAGCCCGAGCGTTTCGGCCATGCGTTGCAGTTCTACAGGATGGCGAAGCTTTCCCGCCAGCATCAATCGGCCCTCCATTGCATCACCGCGCGCAGTGCCACCACGCCCTGCGTGTAAGCCTGTGCCGGGTCAGGATCTCGCATCCACACCAGATCTGGCCGCGCCCATTCAACGATAGTGAAGCCCGCGTTTGGTGCCGGAGGTGCATCCATCATCGCGATCATCACCGCACCGGCCACCGCCTGCGCCACGGTAGAGCCGTCTTCAATGGCCCAAACGTGCAGCATGGCGCGCACCTCGGCCACGATCTGCCCGTTGCCAGCGCGGCCAAGCAGTCGAACCTGTGAGGGTGCAATCACGATTGCGGGCATGTTACCGGGCCGGATTGCACTCGCCCGGATGTTCTCGGGCGCGACATGCTGCGCAATCAGGGTATCAGCCGCCAGCCTGTCACCGATCAGAGTTTGCAGCGCGAAGGAAGGATCAAGCATCACTCGGCACCTTTCTTGATTTCGGCCCGGATCACCCGGCGCAGCCGGTTCAGAACGCGCTTCTTATTCAGCCGCCACGCGGGCAACAGGAAGGGTTTCGCAGGCATCGCGCCGGTGCTGGTGCCGTCTTTGTGGTGGCGCTCTTTGGTGCCGAACTCGACTAGGTGGCCGTGGCGGGCATTGCCATCGCCAGCAGTAACAAACGCCTGACCTTCCTCGGCGGTGCGCCTGCCACCGTTAGCTGCATAAGGCGGGGTCGTCTCGCCGGGTCCGGTCGCGTCGATGGACTCTAGCAGGCTGCCAGATCGCCGCGATGTTTCAGCCAGCGCGCGGGCATCGCCTGCGATCTCGGCGGCTGATCTTGCCAGCGCCGGACGCAATGCCAGCAGAATTGCTTGTGGCATCCCCAACAAAGCCCGCGAAAGCGCTTCAGATCCTTCGACATAGCGAGCCATTATGCCGCCTCGGGCGCGGACAGGTGGCCCGTCACGCGGACTTTCAGCGGTGAAAGCAGATCGGTGACGCCAAACGGCAACTGGTATGCACTGGCAAAAGCCACAGCTTCGCGGCTTTCGTATTGGTGCGCGATCAGAAGAAGCGCCGCCTGCACCATCAAGGCGCTATCAACTGTGAAGGGCTGCCCGGTGTAGGCTTGCACCCAAGCTTCGGCCACATTGCCGTAGTGGGTCAGCAGCGCCTCGTCGCGCGTGTCGTCAAGATTCAGATGCGACCGGATTAGGTCGAGGTCTAGGGTCATACTCGTTACTCACAGCGGGAACAAACTGTGACTACGGTATCATAATACCCCACTCTGCGAAAGTTATATTATCGAAAATCCTGCGCGACGCTTCACACGCCGGTTCCCTTGATAGGGTGAAAGTTGGGGGATACCCCCCCCCCCACCTGCCTCGAATCTTGCGTGGGCGTTTTCTATCTGCGAGCAATAGACAAGAAATAATTGAACATCGAATCATTAAGGGTAATCTATGAATCTGCCGTTCCTGAGATTTCTTTTGGCAACTACTTCGCTAACGCAACCCGGCTTCACGTCCATTGTGCAGCCTGATCAGAGAAAAAGAAGTGCGTCGTCTGCTCAAACAACGCTAGTCCGAGTTAGATCGCACACGGACGGTTCAGGACCACTTGCCGCAATCATCACTAAAGAGCAACTGAATGCTCCTAAGATAACGTTGAATGAAATAGAGGGTATTTTCCCTAGAGGTGTTGCGACAATTACTCGTCATTTTTGCCTCAATCTACTTCCTGTAGTGCGGGATGGAGGATTTAAGTTTGGAACAGTTTCGCAGTATCGGCCAAAGGATAAAGCGCTTGTAGGAAGATTCAGCGACACTAGAGAAGGCTTGCAAACCGATGTTTATGAAAGCTCAGATGGGCTTTACCATATTGAAGATGGTAAAGGTGGTGGTATAAGCGGGATTGCCATAGAGGGAGCGGACGAACCCGTGGTGTATGAGTATATCGCAAATGACTACTGTTGCTGTTCGTCAATTGGCGCTTTTGATCGTGAACGAGCGAGTTTAATACGCGACAGAGGCAATCCTGATATAGGAGCCTACGCCGTCTATGATTTGAAGAAACTTTTAGCAGCAATAAGCTCTTATGTGCTTGAAACAAGCCGCTTAAAGCATTTAACTGCCATTGCTGGAAAAGTGCAGTATGGGAGGAAAGACCGCCGAATAGTGATTGGCGGTCACACAATATCAAACGAAGAAGCGGATAGGGTTAATAAATGGCTTAATCTTATGTTTGTTAAGGCAATTGATTACAGTCATGAAGAGGAGTTAAGAATCCTGTTGATTGATCCCGATCGACCGGGCGCATTAGCTGAGGAAGTCGGTTGCGAAATATGGAGTGATCCGAGGATTGTTGAATCGATAATTGACAGCGGAGAATTTTGAGAAGATCGGGCGCATACTGAGAAATGACCTAAACCGTCTTTGCGGCATTTTCTGATAACGTCTTAAAACCGGGCAACCAGATCGCGACAGGTGAAACCTTTATGAATACTAGCCACTACAAAGTAGAGCATATCCAGATCATAGATCATGAGGATGATCATCAAACAAAATGCACCAACTACACTGGCGGCTTCAAGGTTTGGCAGTTGAGTGACGATGAATGGTCATACGAACCTAGCTTGCATCAAGGCAAACCATGCAGGGCCGGAATATTCACTTTTGCTGACATTCAGAAGCTGATGGCAGGTATGAAGTTAGCGCCTATTGGCTATGAGGTTCATAGCTCCATCGACGGCCTCGAAATGAATTCTTTCATGTCCGTTTATCCAGTGTCAAAACGCAACCCACTGCCAACAACTGATGTTTGGCAAACGATTGCAGGAAATATGAAAGCGGAATCCGGGTCGAAACATGAGATCTTAAAGAGATATGCGCACTATCTAACTGCCAGTTTGCGATCAATGGATATTAGCATCGCTGCAGTTTGCAATCACTACAATGGGCAGTTGGTGCAGTCATTGCGCGATGAAAAGTCTATTGGAAATAAGTTTGCACACATGTCAGACTTTGCCTTCATTGCAAATGTTCATTCTTTCTTTCTGCACTTCGGATCAGCAAGAGATTACCTAGCCACATTGATTGCACGCCGTTGCTCTCTCTCGAAGGATATAGATAGTATGGCAACCTTGGTGAAAAACCTCAACCCGAAGAAACTACCACATGATAAAATGCTTGAACATCTGCTATCAACCAAACTTATTATTATTGACAACACTGGATCTAGAATACAAACAAATGGCTGGCTGCAATGGGCATCGACTATAAGAAACAGCGTTGTTCATAGACATCCCTATGGCTCTAGAGATCCAGAACGAACAGCGATGATTGTGGCGATTGAGGGAACACCTAATCACTTCAAATATTGGCGGCCTATCTTAGTGGATGGGAGCGATGTTCGAGATGTTTTGGATGTTATGACAAAGGTATATCACAACACGATGCACCTGTTGGGATGGTTAGCGGAGGCATCGGAACTCAATTCAGACATAAAGAAACTAGATGAAACGTCTATCCTTGACATTGTAATTAAGACTGGAAAGCCCGCGCCCAATTAGTTCATGTAGGCTATTCTGCCGGCACTCTCATATGCGCGCCACGGTTATCGCCGTGGCGTATGATAGGATCCACCACCTAAGCCTCGGGTAGTTTGGCCCTGCGCCCAAGCAACGCGATGGGGTTCAGGACGGAATCGACAGGCCAGCCCTTGCTAATCCGTGCATAGATCACGGGCATACCCAAGCCCGTGCGCTTCGACCACTCCGGTATAGTCAGAGTTTCGCCGTTGTGGGTGATCGTGCGGCCCCTGCGGCCTCGCCTGCCCGTTCTACAATGCCCCTTTGACAATCCTGTTTGATCGGGCCTGAAATTCAGATCAATCGTAGCCGCAAGGGCAAGCCGCCTGTTTACGGCCTCAATCACCGCCTGCATATCCAGACCGGCGTTAGAGCAAACGAGGCCAAGATCCTTGCTCGGTCTTATCAGGTAATCGCGGGCGTCTCTTACATCACTCGCCACGCGCCCGCCGATCACGTCTTGCGAGGGTTCAAGCTCGGCATCCGCCACGGCGCGAAATAGCACCTCTCGCCACAGATCCCGCTCTCGGCTCTGCTTCTCTTCACGATCAGACATCGGCCCGCTCTTGCCGCTGTTTCACGCTGTTATGGCAATGCGCACACAATGCTTGCAGATTGTTCCAGTTCCAGAACAACGCCCTATCGCCCTTATGGGCCTTGATATGATCGACATGCGCGGCGACAGCCCCACAGCCCGCGAAAGCACAGACAGGGTGCAAGGTCAGGAACTCGACGCGCAGGGCCTCCCACTGGCGGGTATAGCCACGCTGGCGGCTGTTTGGCCGGGTAGCATCGAAGCGGCGCTTACGGGCGCGCATGGTGGCCGCCTGACAGGCACAGATAGCATCGGCGGGAACAATCGCCCCACACCGGCAAAGGCGCGGCGGGCGGCTCATTACATTTTCGCTTTCAGTGATTGCAGCCCGTGCCGATCAAAGGTCGGATCGAAGCCCTGTTCAACAATGCGCGCAAGCTGATCTTTGGTCGGTCGCGCGGGGTTTGCTTTGCTCGGTGTGTTGATACCGGATCTGCGAAGTTCACGGTCGACTTGGGCTTCCAGCGCGGTGACGATCTCGGCCACGCTGGCGTTCCAAACCTCGGACGGGGGCCAGCTAAGCCAGCTTGTCGCGCGACTAAACAGTTCGGTGAAAAACTGCGCCAGCGTGATCTCAGGGCCGGGTTCAGAAGATGGGGTAGCCTCGCCCTGTGCCGGTGCTAGGATCACCGACAGAAGGGCGAGGCAAGCCGCCTGTGCGCTGCCCGCGAAGCGCTCAAGCGGTTTGGTGGCGGTGTAGGCCAGCAGGCGATCGGCCTCTTGCCGATCGGTCGCGGCGGCTCTGATCACCGCATGAATGGGGGTCAGCTTCTGGCGGGCGATATCATCCCAAAGGGAAGCAATTCCGCCCGGCAGATTTTCAAGCGCGACGGCAGCCCGCAATGAAGCCCGCAAGGTCACGGCATGGGGGCCATGACAAAGCAGGATCTCCGAAGCGGGCTGCAACGCTAGCATGGCTGATCAGATAGCCATTTTCAGCTTGCGGAACACATCGCTGCGCACCACGCCAGCACCGACACGGCGGCGGGCGTGGAAGCGGGCAAGGCCGCTGGTGCGTTGGGTCAGCAGATCGGGCAACACGTCGAGCGACACGCGGTCATAGATCCGATAGCCCGCTTTGAAGTCGCCATAGATGATCGGCGTGGCGGCAGATGCGACGTTTGGCATATCCAGCGCTTCGACAACCGGACGGCCAAGGATCGTTTCTGGCTGGCCTGCCTGATAGGACGGCTGCCACAGATAGTTGTTGTTGCCGTCTTTCATAGTGCGGATGACGGCGAGGGTCGTGCCGTTCATCACCCATGCGCCACGGTTCCGATAGGTCGCGGGCATCGCATAGAACAGCTTGATCAGGGCATCGGCAGAAAGCACCGTGGCGTGGCCGTTGTTGGTTTCTGCGATACCGGCGGCGGTCATAAAGCCGGTCGGTTCAACGGCGGTTGCACCGTTCACAAACGACAGCGCCTCTTTGACGCCGAAGTCTTCGGCAAGCGCCAAGCGCACTTCGGCTTCGACGTTAGCCGAATCTTCAAGCATCCGAAGCGACAGATCCACAAAGGTCGCCAGTTCCTTGATCACGATATCGGATTGATCGAAGGTCGGTTCGGAACCGGTGCGGGTGGTGGTTTCGCCAACCCAAAGGGCGTTGGTAATCCCGGTGCGCTTCGGCAACAGGATCGTGTGGCTGGCGGTCGTGCGCACATCGGCGATAGCACGGATCGGGCTGAACTCCACCAGATTGCGGATGAACTCGCCCGAGGTTTCCTCTGGTGCTAGCACATAGGCCGGTGCGTCATTGGCAACGGTCAGGGCTTTCTTGTCGAAGTCAGCGCCTTGCAGGAAAGACACGAAGGCTTTGCGGACCGTGTCTTCGCCCTGGGTGATCACCGGCGCACCGAGGCGCTGGCCTTTGGCTTCCAGCTTATCCAGCCGCGCCAGCACGGCCTCATGGGCCTTCGTGTCGATAAGCGGCGCATTCGCCGGGGTCTTGGGATCTTCGTTTTCCATGTTCAAACTTTCACTGATTACTGATTTTACCGAGGTGATCTGCGCGCCCGGATGGGCCGGAACTGCAACAATGCTGATTTCATGCAGTTCAAGGGCGCTGATCGTGCGGCCCTTGGCGCTGCGTTTGGCGTCTTTGGTGACAAAGCCGATAGACAGGCCAGTCACCGCACCTGCTTTGATCATGGCGCGCACTTCACGGGCGCGCTCTACATCATCCACCAGCAAGCGGCCTTTGACGGTCAGGCCAGTTTCTGTTTCTGCAATTTGATCCCAAACACCGATCACCTGCGCCTGATCATGTGCAAAGAGCATCGGCAGGATGGCGGGGCTGGTGAATGCCCCCTTTTCGATTACATCGCCAACACGATCAGCAGAACCGAAAGGCCAAGCCGTGCCAGTGATCTCGCCCGCATCGGATACGGTCAGCAGAGCCTTGATTTCAATATGATCGGTCACGCTGGCACCTGCGCCTGATTGGCGGCACCAGTCCAGCGCGCGGCCATGATCTCCCATGCAAGCGCCAGCGTCTCTGCCAGTGGGCGGTTCACGCCGTAAGCATCACAAAGTCGCTTGGCCTGTTCCGGGTTCATACCGCCACCGATCAGGCCAAGCCGGATGATTTCGCGCAGATACTCGGCTGGATAGGCCAAGGTCAGCATCTGGAAATAAAGCGCACCAGCGCCAAGGCCAGTGATCTTTTCCAGTTCTGCCAGCATCGGGTCGGTAAGGGTGAAGTCGTGTTCACCATCACCAAAGAAGGCGCGGTGCGTGATCTCGCTATTCATCGGTGGTTTCCTTGGGTGCTGGATCTGGCGCTGGCGTGGTGCCGGTCGAGGTGAAGGGGTTTTGCAGCCCATTGCCTTCGGCCATAGCGGGAAGGTTCAGACCGGCGCGAACCTCATTGGCGGTCATCGCACCCATCGCGCGGTATTGACTGTAAGCGGTTGCTCGGGCGGCGAACTCCACCGACAGCAGATCGTCTGGCGTGGCTTCAATGTAGAAGCTGGCGCGTTCCTCTGGTGCCAACAACACCCGAGTGTAAGCGGCCTGCCAGCGGGCAATCCAAGGGCGCAGGGTGCCGGTCAGGAAGTCGCGGTGCGATTGTTCAAAGTTTGACCAAGTGCCACGCGACAATTCGTAAAGCAGCGCGGGCGGCACGTTGAACGCTCGGGCGATCTCGCGCACCTGTTCGCGGCGAACTTCGGAAAATTCAGCATCGGCAAGCTTCATGTTGATCTCATGAAAGGTCATGCCTTCATCAAGAACAGCGGTAGAGCCAGAGTTTTCGCCGCCATGCGATTGAAACCAGCTTCCTGCCAGTTTCTTTGAGGTGTCGGATTCCAGCTTGTTCGGATGCAAGATCACACCCGAGGGTCGGCCACCATTTTTGAAGAACCCGGCAAGATGGCCTTCGGCGGCAAGCGCCAGACCGATTGCTTCACGGGCGAGTGTGATAGGCGACACACCGCGCAGGGTGTGAATGTGCAGCACGTCAATAAACGGCAGCACGGCATTGTCAGCGTTCGCAAGCTGAACACGGTAGGACGGTTCGCCATAGCTATCATATTCAATGCTGACCGCGCCGGGATCCATGCGGTGCAATTCCACCGCCTTACCTTCACCGTTGCGGCTGACCTGCGCGAAACCGTGGCCGGTCAGCAGGGCGTCACTGGTAAGTTGTTCGCGCAGCTCTTCTGCGCTAGTCCAGTCGTTCGCCCAATCATGCACCAGCCCATAAGCCGGATGATCCTTCGCGGGATCTTTGCCCTCGGTGTAGGCTTTGAACGGTAACGTGGCGACAGATTCAGCGATCAGCGACACGGCCCTGCGCACAGCAGGAACACGCATTGCGCTTTCGCGTGTCACCGACACACCCGAGGCCACGGAAGCAATCCCGAAAAGCGCATAAGCCTCGGGATCTGTCAGCCGGATTGATTTCTTTTCAGAAGCACCTCGCCCGATAAGTCGGGCGAGGTTAGATGCGATACCCATGCGGAACTCATAACAACACTACGGTATCATAATACCACAGTGTGGATTCCCCGAATAGAGGAAATGTTATGTTATTACATGATCTAGATTTAAGCCGGGGTAAGCTATCGCGTTTACCAGTTCCGCCCGTCTTTCAATCATCCCTTGTGGCATGATCCCATATCTGCCGGTCATGCTGCCCTCGGTGTGGCCCAGAATGAAACCAAACTCTTGATCCAAGAAACCACCACGGCGCAGCGCATCGGCGGCACCATGCCGGAAAGAATAGAGTGAAAGCCCCCTGCCCGCTTTTAAGCCAATCCGGGTAAGATAGCGGCCAAATTCTCGCGACAGGTCAGCCAACATTTGCCCGCGCTCATTGCGCACTGCGCCGGGAAATAGCGCGCTACCGCCCTCTCTAACGCGGCTTTCGTGGTATCGGATAAACCCAAGCCGGATTAATTCAGGATGGATTGGCACCACCCGCATTGAACCTGCGGTTTTCACCGACTTACCTTCATCGGTTTTATCACCCTCGGTCGTAATGTGCATAATCCAATGCCCAAACTCTTGCCGAACGTCATTAACGGCAAGCTGACCAATCTCAGCGGGTCGCGCACCAGAGAACAGCATTATCAGCGGCACCCAAAAGCGGTGATCTCGAATTAGAAAATTGCCGGGTTTAGCAAGTTTGCGCCATTCATCATCACTCTGACAGCCGGAAAACCAAGGCGAGTTGAACAGGATCTGGAGTTGATCTGCGTTGAAAGGCACAGTCGGGGTCTTGGTTTCCTTCTTAAGCGCCAAGCCCTCGGTCGCGTTTTTATCCAGATAACCGTTGTTCACCGCCCATGACAAGAAAGCCCCAAGGCTGGAAAGGTAGCGGTTCACAGTGCGGTCGGCGATCACCGGCTTGCCTACCTTTTCATTGGCTTTGACGATCTGGCGAATATTCATGCCCGCGAACACGCCAGTTTCGGTGGCCTTAACCGGATACTTCACCAGAAGCTGTTTCCACTCGCGCACTGCCACCTTGTCGATTTTGGCGATGGGGTGGCGTTCGCCGATCATTTCAACAAACGTGCCAATATCACGGCGGCATTGATTGACACGATCTTGCGCCACGCCACGCGGATTCTCACTGGCGAAGATCTCGAAAATTTCCATGATAGATTCACCCGGCTTCGCAGTCTCTCTGCGCGGGCCGGTGGCGGGCCTTACCAGCGGGTCGCGGGGTTGGCCGGAGTAATCACCAGCATCGCGCTCTAGGGTGCGCTCTAGGGCCTCAGCCTCGGCCCGCATCAAGCGACGTGCAAGGCTGATCCAGTCTGGCGTTGATCGGTCTACATGCAGACGGTTTTGGCGCAGGTAGTCTTCTACTTCATGGGCAATCAGGGCAGTCTCGCCCTTAGCCAGATGTTTGCGAAGTTCGGTCAGCTTACGCTTTCGGGCATCGGCAGCGACTTCGCCCATTTGTTGCGCCACCTGTAAATCAAGCGTCGCATCAAGCAAAGTCAGTGGATCAATGCCCGTGATCTCGCCCCTGTCCACCCTTCCCATAAGATCAGCCTTGGCCACTTCGATCTCAGCCTGACCGGGTAGTATCGACCGCGCAGATTCATCGCGGTCGAGCGCGGCCTCGTAGTGATCCCAAACAGCGTTCTCTAGGTCGCCCGCTGCAAGATGGCGGCGGGCTCGCAGGTCGTCAAACTCGCGCTGCCAATCAGCAACGACAAGATGAACCCGCACCTTTGCTTCGGCGGGATTACTAGTGCCAAGAGCCTTCACAAGTTCCTGTTTGCCATAGATCGGCACCAGATCAAGCGGGACACGAATGCGGGCCGAATAGCTTGCACCGCGTCTAAGAAGATTGCTGACTAGGGCCATGAAATGCTCCACATGAAGGGGTCGTGTGTTACATCTGTGTGTTACAGTTTCTTTCAGTATATGCAATGTTTATCATATGGTTACGCAATAATAAGGACTTAGAAAATATTGTAATAAAGCCCTCCCGCCCCAGCCAACTTCTTTGCAGGTTTGGTTTGAAGCTGAAAGCGATGGCGATGCCATTGCGGGTTCTGCTTTTGAATAGCCCCGAGTTTCCTAGACACCTTGCAGCTTCAGTTTTTGCTGCTGCTCGAATGCGATCGGCGACAGCATTCCGTTCCTAACGTGTTTGCGCTGCGGGTTGTAGAAGAACTCGATGTAGTCGAACACATCCTGGCGGGCTTCTTTGCGGGTTTTATACTTTCTTCGGCGGATGCGTTCGCGTTTGAGCAGGTTGAAGAAGCTTTCGGCGACGGCGTTGTCCCAGCAGTTGCCACGTCGGCTCATGCTTTGCGTCAGATTGTGCTGTTCGAGGAACTCCTGCCACTCATAGCTGGTGAACTGTGAGCCTTGGTCGGAATGCACTTGGACTTTGGTCTTCGGTTTGCGGCGCCAGACGGCCATCAGAAGGGCTTGCAACGGCAGATCCGTATAGGTCCGACCCTGCAT